GGTCTTGAGGTCATAGGCGTTCCTGTTAATAACCAAAGACGATTTACATTTTTTGCAAAACTATTAATAAGTTTAGTTCTTTGTGCCTGAGCGTTTTGTATATAGTGAGCCTCATCAATGATAACCAAATCAAAATTACTCTTAGTAATTAATGAATTTTCTTTATCTTTGAGGTCGTAAAAGTTTTTGATAATGTCATAATTCACAATAACAAAATCGTGTTCCGTTGAGAAATTCTTACCTTCACAAATATAAACAGGTCTGTCAGAATAATTCTCAATTTCCCTTTGCCAATTTATTTTTAAAGTCGCGGGACATATAATCAATATTTTTTTAGCATCAGTTTCTAACGCAGCAATGATTGTTGAAGTTGTTTTACCTAACCCCATATCATCTGCTAATATGTATCGTTTAGAACCCGCTAATGATTCAATGGCTATTTTCTGATGTTCTAATGGAGGTCTGTGAGAATATTTAGAATAATCTATTTTTACATCTTTTATTGTGTGAGTTTTTAATAGAGAAGCTTTTGGTACCCAAAAATCGTGAACATTCTCATCATTAAAAAACTTACCCCAAATATGATAGGATTTTTCTTTTTCAGCTAATAATTTTTCCACCCAAACTTCAGTGGGGATTTTCGTGTATAATTTATCATCAGCTATTTTTTTAGCGAAATAAGGGTCTAGATCTACCCATCTTCTAGCTACTTTGGGTTTTTCGAGGTGGTGATTAATAATATATTCTGATTGTGACCTTGTCGGAAAGAATTTTTTGTTCGAATTTTTCTTTTCTTTTAGTTTAAGGATATAATTGTTCGAACCCTCGTAATCTTCGAGAATGTTTAACGCGTTTTGTTCGATTAAATTAAATGTTTGTCCTGTTACCACAATTATCTACAAAATAATCAATTTTTCGATAATTATCAATAAGGTTTTAACTACAAAATAACACGTCTAAAAAGAAAAAATGAGTCAAAAAAATAAGGTTAACATTACTAGATTAGGTAAATTCTTCGGAGATATCGACTTAGAAACAGAAATATCTATGGGTGAGGAATGGTTGTATGGTGATATGAACTTTACTTTAGTTCTTTATAGGATCGACAAATTGAAGACGAAGACGGACGATGTCTATGGTGAAGCCATCAGTGATGGTATTAAATTTTTACCCCCAGTCGAGTTTAAAGGTTATGTTAAAATAACTCAACCAGAAAATAAAAACTTAGGTAATACAAAATTAAACCAATTAGAACCGGGAAATATGGTTTTATCGGTATATCAAAAACATTTAGATGAATTGGGTGTTGATATTGGTTTTGGTGATTATATCGGTTATTATGAAACGGAGTCTAGGGTCAGATATTACACGGTTAATAATGATGGTAGGGTTGTTTCGGATAATAAACATAATTACGCTGGTGTTAGACCATATTATAGAACAATCACCGCGTCCGCTGTTGTGGATAACGAATTTAGAGGACTTTAAAAATGGGATTACCAAAAAAAATAAAGAAAAATATACCACTAACACAATCAAAAATCTTGTTAGATAGACGACAAGAATTGGTCGATAAAATTAACCAAGACGGAACTTATTTACCAAAATCAATTTTACACGCTGATTTAGATGGTGGATTTTTGGATTTTGTTAAGAACGAATTAAAAACAATTGTCAGTGGTAAAGTAATACCGAATGTTGATATGTTATTAACAACCCAAAATTGGGCTCAGTTTACCCAAACTTGGGACTTTCAAAATATTGATAAAAATGTTGAACCACCGATTATAACCGTAATTAGAAATCCGGAAGTTAAATACGGAACAAACCCTTCTTTATTATATACCATCCCAAATAGACGACAATATTTTTACGCTCAAGTACCTACTTGGGACGGACAACGATCAGGTATGGATATATATAAAATACCTCAACCAGTTCCGGTGGACATTACTTATTCTGTTAAAATAATTTGTAACAGGATGAGAGAATTAAACGAATTCAATAAGGTTGTTATTGAGAAGTTTTCATCAAGACAATCTTACACATTAATCAAAGGTCATTATATTCCGATCGTAATGAATGGTATTAGTGATGAATCCGTTATGGATGTTGAGAAACGAAAATATTACATCCAAAGTTACGAGTTCACGATGATGGGGTTTTTAATAGATGAGAATGAATTTGAGGTGTCCCCAGCTATTACGAGGGTATTACAAGTTGTTGAGTTTGACACTACAAATAAGAAAAAATCAAATAAACCCGAAACCGAAGATTCAACAACAGATTTTAATGTAGTATTCTTATCTGGAGTTACGTCTTTATCGGAAAGATACGATTATACCACGAATATATCTATAATGTCAACCAATAATGTCGATAGTTACGACGTATTCATTAACAATCAATATTATGGTAGTGATATTTCTGAGATCCAAATAAATAATGGTGATATTCTTAAATTCGAAATAGTTAAAACTAATTCTGGGTTAGACTCTATTATTGTTATATCTAGTAAAATTTTGTGATAGTTTAGATTAATAGAAGTCTTTTGAGTTTTTTGTTGATATTTATTATCAAATAATAAATTAACAAAAAAAATTAAGAATGGCATCTAACAGCAAAGTCTTTGTATCTCCCGGAGTCTACACTTCGGAAGTCGATTTAAGTTTTGTAGCACAAAGTGTGGGTGTTACAACTTTGGGTATTGTTGGTGAAACGATTAAAGGTCCTGCCTTTGAACCGATTTTCATCAGGAATTTTGACGAATTTTCCACATATTTTGGTGGAACGTCCCCAGAAAAATTTGTAAACACACAAATCCCAAAATATGAAGCGTCCTACATCGCTAAATCGTATTTACAACAATCAAATCAATTATTCGTTACCAGAGTATTAGGTCTATCAGGTTATGACGCGGGTCCTTCTTGGTCAATCACCACTAAAGCGAACGTCGATCCTTCAACAATAAACTTCTTATGTACTAGTGTTCAAACAATTGATTGTGTTACAACATGTGAGAAATACGACGTAATTCCTTATTCATTTGATTTTACCGGATGTACTGATAGTCTATCATCAATAGTTTTTGACTCATCCTCAATTCCTGACGTTCTATTGGCTAAACTAAATAGTCAATACGAATTATTCAATGGGTCAACATCATCACTTAATGATGATTTAAAAAATCAAATTTTTGATATTATTAATGATTCAAATCCTTCAACAGCTGCTGACGAATCTGTTTATTACTATGGTATAATTTCTGGTGGAACTTATGACACATTAACAGGATTTACATCACCGACTAATGTATTTGGTATTGATGATGTTAATTCAGATACAGCTAATTATTCGGATTCAAATAACGATCCGTGGTATTACGCTTTGTTCGACAATGTGGGGTCTGGAAATTATAGTGGGTTTTCTTTTTATTCGGTTGTTAGTGTTGAATTAATTCCAACAACAACGACCACAACAATAGCTCCCACCACAACAACCACAACGACCGATCCTTGTTCACCATCACCGTCACCTTCAACAACAACCACAACAACCACTAAACCGGTTTATTGTTATAGTGGTCAAGTTGTGGGTGAAATTTTCATTTACGAAGGACAAGCTTATACGGATTACGATGATTTAGTTGTAGCGACATTACGTTCAAGAGGTCTAGCTACCTACTCAACAGATGATGGAGCTGTGTATGAAGTGACCGGTCAAACAAATGTCACAATGAATTGTTCTAACACATATTCGGGTGTGACTAAAAACCCGTATTCGACGTTCGGTATTAATGTTACTAACAAAAACGGTGAAACATTGTTCTTCGAAACATCTTTAACCAATTCAGATAGTAAGTACATGACTAAAGTATTTGGTAAGAGTAATTTCGAAAAACCGAGAGAAACTAGTCCATTATTTGTTGAGGAGATTTATCAAAATCTAATTAATTATGGATGGAGAAAAGGGTTTATTAGAGGTTTGTCTTGTGATTTAACTTATTTACCAGACGCTAGACAAGGTAGTGACCCATCATCAATCGCTTGGTACTTAGAGAAATATCAATCATCAACATCTCCTTGGGTTGTATCTGAGTTAAGAGGGAATAAAGTTTTCAGATTATTCAAATTTACAACAATTTCTGATGGTGATAATTCTAATTACGAAGTTAAAATATCAATAGCTAATATGTCATATAATAATTTAACATTTGACGTATTGGTTAGAGATTTCTTCGATACTGATTCAAACCCGATTGTTTTAGAGAAATTTACAAATTGTAGTATGAATCCTAATGACAATTCTTATATCGCTAAGAAAATAGGTACTTCTGATGGTGAATATCAATTAAACTCCAAATATATCATGTTGGATGTTAATCTTGATGCTCCGGAAGACTCATTACCTTGTGGATTTGAGGGTTATCAAATTAGAGAATATTCTGGTGTTAAACCTCCATTCCCTATTTATAAAACAAAATACGATTTTCCGGGTGAAGTAGTTTATAATCCACCATTTGGAACTAGTTCTGGTTCTGATGACGTAGTTAGATCTTCTGGTGATAACGTTAGAAGAACTTATCTAGGTGTTTCAGACACTATCGGGTATGACTTTGATTTCTTCGCTTATAAAGGAAAACAATTACCGTTAGACATTTGTACAGATGTATCGGGTGACGAGTGGTATTATAAAACAAGAGGTTTCCACATGGACATTAACGCTAGTGGTTTAACCATTGGTAATGGATATGTAACATCCGGTGACCCAGCTTTCTTCGTTGGTTCCAGTGAATTTACTTCTGACCCTCAAGATGACACCAACCCTTATTATAGGATATACGCTCGTAAATTTACTTTGACTTGTCAAGGTGGTTTTGATGGTTGGGACATTTATAGAGAGTCTAGAACTAACACCGATAGATTTAGATTAGGTCAAACAGGATACAGAAATGGAGCTTGTGCTTCGTTTAAATATCCTTCAGCTACAGGTTGGGGTGCTTTTAAACAAATTTCAGTTGGTAATAATTCTACTGATTGGGCTAATACAGACTATTACGCTTACCTTTTAGGTATTAGAACATTCGAAAATCCAGAATCTGTTAACATTAATGTTTTCGTTACTCCGGGTATTGATTACGTAAACAATTCTAATTTGGTTGAATCGGCTATCGATATGATTGAAAACGATCGAGCAGATTCATTGTATATCACAACAACTCCTGATTACGACATGTTCGCCCCTCAGGTTGGTGACCAAACAGACTTAATCTATCCACAAGAAGCGGTAGACAATCTAGACAATAGTGGAATTGATTCTAACTATACTTGTACTTACTACCCTTGGGTTTTAACTAGAGATTCGGTAAATAACACTCAAATCTATATCCCAGCTACAGCTGAGGTGACTAGAAACTTAGCGTTAACTGATAATATCGCTTTCCCTTGGTTCGCCGCAGCGGGTTATACTAGAGGTATCGTTAATTCAGTTAAAGCTCGTAAAAAGTTAACACAAGAAGAGAGAGATGTTTTATATCAAGGAAGAATCAACCCTATCGCGACATTCTCTGATGTTGGAACCGTAATTTGGGGTAACAAAACCCTTCAAATTAGACAATCAGCACTTGATAGAATTAACGTGAGAAGATTGTTGTTACAAGCTCGTAAACTAATCTCAGCAGTATCTGTTAGATTACTATTCGAACAAAATGATGAGAAAGTAAGACAAGATTTCTTAGACGCGGTTAATCCTATTTTAGACGCGATTAGAAGAGATAGAGGTTTATATGATTTCAAAGTTACCGTGTCATCAGACACAGCTGATTTAGATAGAAATCAAATGACAGGTAAGATATACATTAAACCAACCCGTTCGTTAGAATTTATAGATATTACATTCTATATCACACCTACGGGAGCTAGTTTTGAGAATATTTAATTCTAGTGATACTATTATAAGGAAACCCCTCCATAGTGAGGGGTTTTTTATTTTTATATTTTTCGTATATTTACACTTAGAGAATCGGGTTACTCTAACTAATATTTTACCGATGAAAATAGAGATAAAATGTTTAAATTGTGAAAAGGTATTCCTCACGGAATACAAACATAGAGATAAAAAATTCTGTGGAAGGGAGTGTTATTTCAACCATTCAAAGTTAAATAAGACTATTGGGAAGAAAAAAGACGAGTCGGTTTGGGAAGAGAGGTCGTGTTTACAATGTGGTAATATTTTTGAGGAACGTAAAAAACACAAAAGAACTTTGTGTTCAAAAGAGTGTAGGGTACTATGGAATAATTTGGAAAACAATAAAAACAACAGGTTAGAAAAATCGAAAAAAACAATATTAGAAAAATATGGTGTTGAACATACTTTCATGTTAAAAGATTTTCAATCCAAAATACGAGAAGATTTTAAGTTAAAATACGGTGTAACCCATCCAATGGAGAATCCGGAAATGGTTGAGAAATTAAAAATTTCTATTCGTGAGAAATATATTGTTGAATTAATTGAAAAATTAAATGAGAATAGTCTAACTTTGAATGGTGATTACGTAAACAATAAGAATGGGAATACCTCAAAACATTATAACTTTACATGTAATAAATGTTCTAACGTTTTTACTAGTACCGTTCTTGGATCTGGTAAAATTCCAATATGTAGAAAATGCAACCCAATAATTAAAAACTCATCTTTGGAATTGAAGATAAAGGAGTTCTTGATTGAAAAGAATGTTGAATTCATTAATAATGATAGGACAATATTAGGTGAGAGAGAAATTGATATTTTTTTACCAAAATACAATATTGGAATTGAAATCGACGGGAATTATTATCACTCCGAATTGAACGGATCAAAAAACAAAATTTATCACATAAATAAAACAATTGATTCTCAAAATCACGGGATTAAATTAATTCACATTTTTGAAGACGAAGTAATATTAAAATCCGATATAGTACTATCCAGAATATCGAATCTATTAGGACTAAATAGGGTTATTCATGGAAGAAAATGTGAAATTAAAGAAATTTCAAAAATAGAAAGTAAAAAATTCTTAGAAAAAAATCACATCCAAGGGAATTCTATCGATACCATTCGTTATGGTTTGTTTTTCGAGAATGAATTGGTTTCAGTAATGACATTTGGAAACAAAAGAAGGTCATTAGGATCCAAAAATTCAGAAAAATCCGAATACGAAATGACTAGATTCTCTAACCTTATAAATACAAATGTTGTTGGGGGATTTTCAAAATTATTAAAAAATTTCATTAGAGCTAAAAACCCTTCAAAAATTGAAACTTTCGCTGACATTAGATGGTCAGGGTCAGATCCGGAAAAAACCGTTTACCATAAAAACGGATTTAAATTTGTAACCAGAACTCCACCAAACTATTGGTACGTGAAAATGGATAAATACATTAATAGACATCACCGATTTTCATTTAGAAAAGATGTTTTGGTTAAAGAAGGATTTTCAAAAGATATGACAGAATGGGAGATAATGAAATTAAGAGGTTATGATCGAATTTGGGATTGTGGATCGTTAAAATTCGAATTATTTTTCAAAAATTAAGATATTTAGGGATATGAATACTTTACTTAGAAAACTATTAAAAGAAATATACGATGAAAAACAACAAAAAGTTGTTGTTTTAAAATACTACGCTCTTGATTGGGATGATAACGTTATGTTTATGCCGACCAAAATCTACTTATTAACTGAAGATGGTGATGAGATAGGTATGGGTACTGAGGACTTCGCTGAGTATCGTGGTAAATTAGACCCAAAAACTGGAAAAGCTATCAAACCATTCGATTTTGACGGAAAAATAATCATTGGTCTAGCTAATGACGCTTTTAAGGATTTCAAATCCGGGTTTTCTAAGTTCAAAGAAGATATGAATAACGGTGTGGAAGGTCCTTCATGGAGAGATATGGTAGAATCTTTAAATACCGGTTCCTATTTCGCTATTATCACCGCTAGGGGACATCACCCTGACGTGTTAAAAAACGCTGTTAAAACGTTAATAGACCAAGAAAGAGGGGGTATATCTAAAGAACTTTTAACAAAAAGTTTAAGAAGAAGAAAAGAAAAAGCTGGTTTAAAATATACAAATGATAGTCAAGAAATTAACGAGTATTTAGACGAATGTTTATTCTATCCGGTTAGTTATTTTTATCCAAATGGTGGAGTTAAACCTGAAATTGTTAAAAAAGAGGCTATGATGCTTTTTATAGATTCTATTAAAGAATTAATAGATTTTTTAAACAGAAGAAATATGTTAAAAGGAAATAATGAATATAGATTAAAACCTGTATTTGGATTTTCTGATGATGATCTAAAGAATATTGAATTTATGACTAGCTTAGAAGGAATTAATATTTATTCTACTCATGGAGGAACTAAGAAATTAGTTAAAAAAGCTGATTAATTAAGTTATATAGCAAGTATATTTTTTATATAAAAAAAAGTAAATAGAAAAATTTTCAAACTCTCTTCCAAATCCATTTTTTATTACCACAATCATAAATTTTAGGGATCCCTCGATCCCTCATTATTTGTGATTCACTTTTTTTAGGGTCAAAACCTTGAGATACCAAAATATCTTTCCTAAACTTAAACCTGTTCTCTCTTTTCAAGTAATCAGTTATGTAATAGTAGTTAGGTCTAGTTGTGGATACATAGTTAAAACCTAATTTTGAATATAAATCACCGGTGAAATACCTAATATCTGAAAAACTGGTGACTTTCAATGGATTATATTTTTTGATAAAATACTTAAATAATTTTGAAGCCCCACCAACCACTAGATAGTTCAATTTGTTACAAAACCTTAACATTTCGTAATGACCATTTTCTTTTTTAGACCCCAACGCCTTTCTAAGACTTCCAAATGACATCACTGACACTAATTCTTCATTGTAATATAACCCAATCTTAATTGATGAATTAACATGACCTTGTATGTGATTGTTATCAACAAATTCTCTATATTCTCTCGATGAGATTTCTTTTACAATACACTTTCTACCATATACAATCACGTCGTGAATGTGTAACCTACTCTTAATTATTGATTTAACAATATCTTTTTTAAATTCCCATTCATCTTCAAATATATGGATTAGATTAACATCTTTTAATTTACAATTGTTTGTCTTGTTTATATGGTATGTGTTGTTCACCCTATCTGAAGAATGCCAGAATAGACCATTAAACTCTATAGCTATTTTTTGATTGGGTAGATAAATATCAATCTCTTTTGGGTTTATCAAAGAACGGTCGTTTTCGACGATAGTGTCACGATAAATTGAACTAATGAAAGATAATATTTCTTTTTCCTTAAAACTATTCGGTGAATTAATAGGATTACATATAGTACATGGGATTATGTTGTTTAGATACCGGTGTCTAAAAAGGGATCGATTGATTGAGAAACTTCCACCACAAATATCACACTTAATCGATAATGTGTTACCGGTATAACTCTCAAAAAATGTTTTTGGAAATCGATTTAAAAATTTTTCATATTTTACATCCAATCCTTTATTATAAGTTTCCGAATTACCAAAATTTCCATTAACACTATATCTCTCATTTAATGTTTTTTTTATTTGATCTTTAACCCCTTCAATTTTAGTTGGATGGTCAACTCCGTAATGTTTGATTAGACTATCACAAATCAATTTTTTATTTTTAAATGGATTGTCAAACCCGTAACGTTCCAAGTTTGTTGATTTAATTTTTTCTTTAACATCACTTGAACTGGATGGAGAATCACCCCCATAACGTAATTGATTGGTTTTTTTTATTTTTTCTATTCTCTCTTTGTTTTTGTTAGTACAGGATAATGAGCAATATTTGCCGTAACCCTCTTTTAGACTTCTTTTGAATGTAAGGTCAACACAACATTCTTCACATTTGGGTATTGATGGATAATCGTGAATA